CCTTAATAAACCAGATCTAGGTGCGTTTGCACAAAAAGAAGAAACTAATAGTAAAATCACCAAATTAGAATCAAGCAAAGCAGATAAAAACGCTGTTTACTTAAAAGCAGAGTCCAAAATAGAGCTAGACAAAAAATTGAGTTTGACAGGTGGCATAGTGACAGGACAACTACGGCTTAAACCTAATAGTGGTATTGAGAAGTCATCTTCTACAGGAGGAGCGATTAACATTGATATGTCTAAATCGAAAGGTGCTGCTATGGTGATGTATACAAATAAAGATACTACTGATGGACCATTGATGATTTTACGTTCTAACAAAGATACGTTTGATCAGTCAGTTCAATTTGTGGATTACAGAGGTAAGACTAATGCTGTAAATATTGTAATGCGCCAGCCAAGCACACCTAATTTTTCCTCGGCACTTAATATAACTAGTGCCAATGAAGGCGGTAGTGCGATGCAGCTACGAGGGTCAGAAGAAGCGCTAGGAACGCTAAAAATTACTCATGAGAACCCAAGTCTTGAAGCGAATTATGATAAAAATGCGGCAGCGTTATCCATTGATATTGTCAAAAAGACAAACGGTGCAGGAACAGCTGCTCAGGGAATCTACATTAACTCAACCTCAGGCACGACAGGGAAGTTGCTTAGGATTAGAAATAAAAATAAAGACAAATTTTATGTAAATCCAGATGGTGGCTTTCACTCATATGCAGATTCAATCGTGGATGGTAATCTAACAGTTAAAAATCCAACATCTAACGAACATGCTGCGACTAAAAAATACGTAGATGAAAAAATTGCTGAGTTAAAAAAACTCATACCAAAAAAATAGATTAAGGAGGATAAATGAGTAGAGACCCAACACTAACATTAGACGAGTCAAAACTCGTCATAGGACCAGATGGTCGTATGCACTACACGTTTACTGCACAAGATGATAACCAGAAAGTCAGACTAGTCAGCAACTGTCTAGGGACAGCTCACTTTAATCAAGTCATGATTGAGCGAGGGGATAAAGCCACTAGCTATGTTGCCCCAGCGGTCGTTGAGGGTAGTGGTAAGTCAACAGGCGTCTTTAAAAGCTTTGAGGAGATGCTTAGTAGCTTGAAATCTATTAATTTAGAGCTGACAGACACCAAAAACTCTAAGCTTTGGTCAAAAATCAAGTTGACTAACCATGGCATGATACAGGAGTACTATGACGGTAAGATCAAGACTGAGATAGTCAACTCCGCACAAGGTGTGGCTACTCGTATCACAGAGGACACTGGCAAAAAGCTAGCACTTATCAATGACACTATCAACGGTATAAAGCGAGAGTATCAAAATGCTGATAAAAAGCTATCAGCTAGCTATCAGCTGGGCATAGATGGTCTCAAAGCCACCATGCGTAGTGATAAAATCGGCTTACAAGCTGAGATACAAACAACCGCTCAAGGCTTGTATCAAAGGTATTATAACGAGATACGCAAGCTGTCCGCTAAAATAACCACTACCTCGTCAGGCACTACAGAGGCCTATGAAAGCAAGCTCGATGGCTTACGAGCTGAGTTTACTCATAGTAATCAAGGTATGCGCGTAGAGCTGGAGTCAAAAATCAGTGGGTTGCAATCAACGCAACAAGCAACTGCCAGGCAAATCTCACAAGAGATAAGTAACCGTGAAGGTGCTGTCAGTCGTGTACAACAGGGCCTAGACAGTTATCAACGACGATTACAGTCCGCAGAGGGTAATTACAACAGTTTGAGAGAGACTGTAGCGGGTTATGAGCGCAGGATATCCAATCAGGATAACACTATCTCCTCTAACTTTACACAGCTAAAAAGCTTGATAAATCAGTCTGTGACCTTAGGAAAAATCCAGTCCCTCTTGCGGCAATCTGGCGACAGTATCATGCTTGCGATTAAAGACAAAATCCCGCAAAGTAAAATGTCTGGCAGCGATATTATCTCAGCGATTAACTTGAATTCCCGCGGTGTGCAAATAGCTGGTAAAAACATCGCTCTTGATGGCAATACGACGGTTAATGGAGCTTTTGGGGCTAAGTTAGGGGAGTTTATCAAGCTAAGAGCCGACTAGATTATCGGTGGGACAATCGATGCAAACAAAATCAATGTGATTAATCTCAAAGCTAGCAGTATTGTTGGTTTAGATGCCAATTTTATCAAGGCAAGAATTAGCTATGCTATCACTGATTTGCTTGAGGGTAAAGTTATCAGAGCAAGAAATGGTGCTATGATGATTGATTTAAACAACTCTACCATCGATTTTAATAGCGATGCATCCATCAATTTCAACAGCAACAATAATGCGCTTGTTCGAAAATCAGGTACCCACACTGCTTTTGTGCATTTTAGTAATGCGACACCAAAAAACTTTACAAGGTCGGCTCTTTATGCGTCAATCGGAATCACTTCATCTGGTGATGGTATCAATAGCGCGTCATCTGGTCGTTTTTGTGGAGCAAGGTTTTTCCGGACGGCTAGCGGATATGAACATACAGCATCAGTTGATCAGGCAGAAATTTATGGAGATACCATCATTTTTGCGGATGATTTTGGTATAAACCGTGGATTTAAAATGACACCAACGGGTGTAAACACACTTGTGGATATCAATAAAATGTATTATGCGATTGTAGCTTTGGCAAGGTGCTGGAAACATCTACAAAATGTTGGCTGGGATACTACACACCCGAATTTTACTAGCGCTATCATGAACGAGCATAGCAATTATATGACTGGAATTTAGGAGAAACAATGCAAGAAAAATTATTAGGTAAAATTATTAACGATTTAGCACTTAAAGTTGCTAATTTAACGCTAGAAAATGCTCAATTAAAAGCACAGCATGAAATCGAATTGGAAGAACTAAACGCACAATTGGATGAAGCAACAGCACCGAAGGAAGAAGGTAAATAAACATGAGAAATTGGAAAGTAACAGGAAAATACCCACAATATGACAGCACAGGAGCAGTCGCAAGCACACATATTATTATCACTGCTGAGGATGGCTCAGTCATCTCTCAGCCAATCAAGCAGGACTTAACCTCAACTAATGACACAGAGATTATCAAAGCTACTTTGGAAGAATTTAAAAAATCTGAATACGTCGAAATCGCTATGGGCGAAGCCGTGCAAAAAGTGGATGACTTAGAAAAAATCTCACAGGAAACTGCTAATACTGCCAAAACTGCTCAAACAGCTGCAGGATTAGCTAAGGTGTCCGCAGAGCGTACACAGCGAATGATTAACTTGCAAACCATCCACATGTTAACGAGCGACGGCAAGATTGATTCTGACATTTATAAAGGCATGCTTGAGCTAATCGAGTCAGCCCAAAAAGGTGAGTATCAAGCGTATGATGTCTTTACGGTGGTAGACGATAAACACGAAGAGCAAGCAGGCGAAGGCAATCTTGTCTTTGTACATGTCAACGAGCCATTTACTTACGACAAACAGACACTTAAAGAGTTAGAGGAAGAGGATAAAGTTACAGTCATCAAATATGCGGACTTAGTTAAGCAAGATTAGAGGTAGAGGTGTTTTATGGCAACAGAGCTGATTTTTGGCGTTGGTGGCTTTATTTTAGCTATCGTCACGACTTACAATATTTTTAATGCAAAATCTATCAAGCATGCGACAGATATTACATTGTTGCAGTCTGAGGTAGAGCATTTAAAAATTGTTACACGCCAAAATGCTCGGCGGCTTGAAGAGCACGCTGAGCAAAATAAAACGTTGATTACAATGACAGAGCAAATTAAAAATTTAACAGATGATGTTAAAGATTTAAAAGATATGATGAGAGGAGAAATCAAATGATCAATTTAAAATTACGACTACAAAACAAAGTAACTTTGATGGCTATTTTGGGAGCTATCTTTTTACTGGCACAGCAATTAGGTATTAAACTACCATCCAATATTGCGGATATTGCTAACACAGCTGTGACGCTTTTAGTATTGCTCGGTGTTGTCACAGATCCAACCACACAAGGCCTGTCAGACAGTGAGCAAGCATTGACTTACCACGAACCAAAACAATAGGAGGGGACATGCGAGCAATCACACGATTAGCGTTAATACTAGCAATCGCAATACTGTATGTGCCGATGTCTGTGGTTGCTCTTATCTTTTATCCGTTTTTGGATGAGGAGGACAGATGACCTTTTTAGATAACATTAAGCAAGGCTGCTTAGATGGCTGGACTAAGTACAAAATCTTGCCATCCTTGACCGCAGCACAAGCAATCTTAGAGAGCGGTTGGGGCAAACATGCCCCACATAACGCTTTATTTGGGATTAAGGCTGATAGCTCTTGGACTGGTAAGTCATTTGATACTAAGACGCAAGAGGAGTATCAACCAGGAGTTGTGACGGATATTGTAGACCGCTTTAGGGCTTACGGTAGTTGGGATGAGTCAATTCTTGATCACGGCAAATTTTTAAACGACAATCCACGCTATAAGGCAGTCGTTGGTGAGACTGACTATAAAAAGGCTTGCCATGCTATTAAAGATGCAGGGTATGCTACTGCGAGTGGATATGCGGAGCTACTTATCCAAATTATCAAGGAGAATGGCTTGCAGTTTTGGGATGCCGAAGTCTTAAAAAGTAATAAGGAGGAAACAATGACAACCGCAAATGAGATTGTAAAATACTGTGTCGACCTTGCCAATTCAGGCATGGGAGTTGATAAAGATGGTGCTTATGGAACTTAGTAAATTGGGTTCCTAACCCCGAGAATTGCTGGGACTCCCTTAGAGCATTGTAAGCCACAACGTGTCTGGCAACAGAGAGCGTGACGGTTAAAAAATTACAATGATTGGGAAATCAGCAGGCGAGCCTCTATGGTAACAGTAGAGGAAGCTTCAACGACTAAGTGCTTGCAATCGCAAGACAGCACGGGGCAATTATGATATAATAGGTTAGATGAAATTTGAGGTTTAACCTATGAAGACTACTGAAATAAAAGAAATTGGAAATGTTTTTAATAACTTGAGAGTAATTAGCTACGCAGGAAAAAACAAACACAATAAAAAGCTAGCTTTTTGTGAGTGTTTACTATGTGGAGCTAAGAAAAATATGATTTTGACAGAAGTTAGGACTGGAAAAAGCAAATCATGCGGATGTCTAGCTACGATAAAAGCCAAAGAGCGCCAGATGGTACATGGGTATAGCGGAACAAAGGTGCATAGAGCCTGGAAAGGGATGCGTCAAAGGTGTACGAATCCAAATTACGAACACTACCATAGATATGGTGGTCGAGGGATTACGTTTAACGATGAGTGGAATGATTTTCAAATATTTTTGAACGATATGGGTTTTCCGCCAAGTGACAGACATCAGCTTGATAGGATTGATAACGACGGAAATTATTGTAAAGAAAACTGCCGTTGGGTTCTACCTAAAGAGAATTGCAACAATCGTAAAACCTACCACAATAAGACAGGTTTTACCGGAGTCACAGAAAACACTTCTAAAAAAGGGCGTTATTCTGCAGTGTTTCATGTTAATCGTAAACACATCCAAGTTGGGACTTTTGACAGTCCGCTAGAAGCTTACAGAGCTAGAGTTAACGCTATAAAAAAATATAATAAAGAGCATAACACCAATTTAAAATATATAGAAGTAGAAGATTTATGATTGAAGATATAGTCTCATCTCTTGTGAAAGCAAGAGCTCGAAAGAGTGTTATAAGCTATACAAGTATTTTCAGAAATGAAATTACGGAGAGGCTTATAATTAAAGGATAATGCAGTGTGCTGACTTACCATGTTTTATCGTCAAAAACTGGTTCGGCATTGATTTATGGGGTAATGCCATAGACCTGTTAAATAGCGCATCTGCGCAAGGGCTAGAGGTCATATATAATGCCCCTGGAGTCAATCCCAAAGCTAGTGACCTTTTTGTCATGGAGGTAGCTGGTAGTCCCTACGGACATACAGGAGCTGTCATCGAGGATAGTGATGGCTATACGATTAAAACTGTTGAGCAAAATATTGACGGTAACTGGGATAGTCTGCAGGTAGGCGGACCCGCTCGCTTTAATATCCGCGACTTTACTGGCGTTATTGGCTGGATTAGATTGCCAGTTGATCACACTCACCAGACAGTAGATACAGCACCACAAAACTCGGACACTATCGTAGAGACAGCAAAAACAGGCACCTTTACCCTTGATGTCGCAGAGATTAATATTAGGCGTTGGCCAAGTCTAGCCAGCGAGGTTGTAGGTATCTACAAGCAAGGTGATACTGTCAGCTTTGATAGCGAGGGCTACGCTAATGGCTATTATTGGATTAGCTATGTTGGAGGCTTAGGTATGCGTAACTACCTAGCTATTGGACAGACTGATAAAGACGGGAACCGCATCAGTATTTGGGGTAAATTAAATTAGATAAGACAAACGCCCTCGCTTTTTGCGGGGGCTGTTTTTTGGTATCCTAATCAAGATGTAGTGTTAGCTAACTTTTTAGCTAACAAGATATAGTACTTGACAAATATGTTATAATTAAGAAAAAGGAGGTGTAATTGAGATGCATGCATTATTTGTTGCAAATTATATAATTGAGTATTCAAATAAAAAAGGCTACAAAATTAATAACCTTAAATTGCAAAAATTATTATACTTCGTTAATGTAAGAAACATTCTTGAAAATGGAGCTCCGCTTTTTGAAGAGAGTATGGAAAAGTGGAAGTATGGACCGGTTGTTCCTGATGTCTATCATGAATATAAACGTTTTGGAGCTTTTTCCATTTCTACAGACGAGATGATTATGGAATATGTTGAATTCAGCGTCAGCCCATTCGGGGAGTTATCTGACCTAGAGATAACTGAATATGACTCACAAAAAGTAGAGAATACTCAATTGATTGAGAATACAGTTGATGCTCTGCATGGGTTCGGTCCGTTCGAACTTGTTGATATTACTCATGACCATACACCTTGGAAAAAGTATGAGGATAGAATAATGGACGGTGTCCAAGGAATTAAATATACAATCGAAGAAATAAAAGACTTTTTTGGACATAATCCAGGGGCTAAAATATGGGTACAATAGCTCCAGCGTTTATGGAATTATTACTAGATGCTAATTTTTGCAAAGCACCAGTAAATAATCAAGACACTTTATTAAAGGTTTATCATAGGGAAATGGCTAAAGATAATGTCACAATTCCTTATGAAATAATTGCTGAATATGTGTATAGTCACGAAGATAGCGTTGAAGAAAATGAGAAATTAAACTCAAATATCGACTTTATTATTTCGGAATTTTCAGGGACTGATACACAAAAAGATATTTTGATAAAAAACCTCGATAAAATAAAAAGCAATTATTCATTAGCTCAAACTCAGAAAAAATTTATACTTAAAAACTCTCAAGAAGCTAAAGATGTTCTGGAGAAGATTATCCCTGAGCTAAAAACATTAGCAAAAGAAACTTCTAACCTTGCAGCTACAAATGACGAATTAAAAAAACAATCCGCAGAGACTAACGGTGTTTTGCAAAAAGTTAAGCAAGGAGTGGATGATGTTCGGAATACAAAATCTTCAATCTACACAGACTTTATTGCTATCTTAGGAGTGTTTTCAGCTTTTGTTTTTGTTATGTTTGGTGGTATAGATGTAGCAAGGGCGATATTTGACATTGGTAATGATCTTCAGACTCTTGATTTATCAAGGATGATTACTGTCTCAAGTCTAATGCTAATCGGTGTATTGACATTGATGTATTCTTTATTGCTGTGGGTAGCTAGAATTACAGGTAAAAATTTTGGTAACTGCTATTCGTCAAAATGTGATAATGGGTGTCGGCATAAATGGCGTCATTTTCTCATGAGACATTCATTTTATTTTTCTTTAATGTTCTTACTTGTTTTAACAACTGTAGTTAGTCACTGTCTCCTTAAATAAAAAACCAACCGCTCTCTTAGTTGAGGGCGGTTTTTTGTGTGCAAAATCAAGAAAATTCTTTTATCTTCTAAAACAAAAAAAGGGGGGAAGATAAGTTAAAAACTTAGTCATACCAACCTGATGAAGTAGGCTATCTTGAATAGATGCTGTTAAATAATTGTATACATAAAATCCTATTATATTAAGCTTTATAGCTGTATAATGTTTTTTTTGTGTTTTTTTAAAATTATAGTTGAATTATTATTTAAATATAGTATACTTGCTAAGCAAATTGATTAAACTTAAAAAATGTTAGGAGAAAAAATGAAAAAAAATACCTTGACTTTGTTATTCCTTGTGTGTGTATCGCTTGCTCTATAC